TGTTATCAGAGGTAATGTCAACAAGTTGGAGAAGCGTTATCCAGGCGGTTCATTCTCAGTAGAGAAATCAGAAGTTCGTGCAGTTGGTGATAGATAATGAACTTACAAGATAGATTTAAAAAATGGTTTGAAGAACATGTTGCTAGTAGCGATCCTGCATTAGATCCTGATAAGGTAGTGTGTACTGTTGATGGTGTAGAAGAGGATTGTTTTGTTGGTAAGATAGAAGGCTTAGGTTATCAGTATGATCATGGTAATGATTGGTATGAGAGAACATGGAGTACTGATTCTGAACCTAAAGAAACAATTAGAGAAGTGTTCCAACAGTTAGAGAGTGGTAAGTGGAATAAAATTATGATTGGTTATGGAGATCAAATATTTTATGAGGAGGTTGTAGAAGATGGATCTCCCTATTGATGACAAGGAATTACATATTATTGTGACACAATTATGGAAGTCACGTAAGAATATAGGAGAACCAGCAGTTGGTCCTTTGTATGAGAAGTTAAAATTGGTTAAAGAAGTAAGGGATGCTAACCCTGATGGACCATATAAGAAGATATTAAGAGAAGATCACGGTATGGTAATCTAAATAGTCTGTGGAGACCTGCATGGACTAATGGCTAACATTGATTGGAGGAAGTTAGGTAACTATAGACCAGATGGAGACATGTACTTGATGAATGTCTTCCATGCTATATGGATGTCTAAAAAAATTGAGTGTGAAAAAGGAGAAGCAGTATTATTTGCTGATATTAAAGAATTTCCTGATTTTCTTGATGATTGTGAAGCAGTCTTTAATGACGAGATGGTCTTTGATGATCCAAAAGATAAGAATGGATTCAAGCAAAAGTATTCTGGTAAGAAATGTCTCAGGGCAGTTTATACTAGTAACCAGACTGATGAACCGATAACACTTACTAAGATAAAAAAGACTGATGCGTTTGGTGGTGGTACTGGTGGTTCAGGTGCTGGAGCAAAAGCAACAGAGATGTTTGAGAGTGCTGCTTGTTGGGTAACAGCAGTGCGTTTTAGTATGGGGAATAAAAATTTAGCAAGTGATTGGGGATGTACTAATTGTGCCTTTGATCCAGTAAAAGATAAGGTTAAAACTTCTGCTACAATGCAAGAAGTTTGTAAATTTTTACAGAATAATCCAAAGTGGTTAAACACTTCAATTTCTACTGCTAATACTTTGTATTCTGTGTATAAGGGTGGAGATTATAAGTTTTATAGAGGTGAGGGAATAGTAGAAGGTATTGAAGAGCACTTTAAAGGAGTTAATAGGACAGCGAAGAACACAGAAGGAGATTTTGGGTTCTCTAATTTAAACAAGTGGACTCCTGCTGACATTTATCTCTGTGATAGACAGTCTGAACGTAATATGTTGAGAGACATAAAGAAGAAAAAAACTTTTGCTACTCTTAATCCATTGATAGAGACATATCTTGATTCTAAGAGTTTAGTTGGAATATCATTGAAAGCATTGAAGCCAGATTCTAGTGGTACATTAGAGCAATATAATAAGACTGGTGCTGCTAAGGAGACAAAAACATTTGATGGTGCTGGTATGAAACCAGGAAGTCCTGGATTATTAAACTCTATGGATGTTTACATATTTGGAGTTGAAAAGGGAATACAGTTCCGTGCTACTGATACTGCTGGTAAGACATGGCAAGGTGAGATTATAGGTGGAGCAGCAAAACATGGTAAATTGGGTGGTGGTGTATTAAGTCAAATTATGAATGAAGTATATAAGAAGCCTTTCCTTGGTAGTAATGGTTATTCTGGTTATGCTACTGTCAAAGCAGCAGCTGCTGCATCAAAAACACCTGCTGGACAACAGGAAATGGCAGATGAAATCAGTAGAATAGCAATAGCACATAATGTATCTGATGATGCAGAAGATGTTTCAGTAGCATCTATTAAAAGGAAGGGTCCTAAGTGGTTATTCTCTAAGTACCTTGGTATGAAGATGGTTGAAGCAATCTATAGTAAAGGTAATAGTAAGAGAAATGAAATAACAACTGCCATTTATCGCTACGCATCCTCACAGTCTGATAATTCTGCTACTTTTATGAAGATATCCTGATGGCTAACGTAACACAACTAAAACATTTAGAACACCTTGAGGATGAGATGCTCAACTATGGAGTTGAGGGATGTAAGGCTGCTGTTGCTTTCTTACAGGAATTAAGGAAGATGTTGGGTTGTGATAACAGTACAGGTTTTATGCAGACTAAATGGGATGGTGCTCCTTCTGTAGTTTGTGGTAAGGATCCTCAAAACGGTTTGTTCTTTGTTGGTACTAAAGCAGTATTCAATAAAGATCCTAAGTTATGTTATTCTCCAGATCAAATTGATAGATGGTATGGAGATAGACCAGATCTAGCAAACAAATTGAAACTTGCTTTGCAATATTTTAAAGGTCTTGGTATTAATGGTGTATTACAGGGTGATCTTCTCTTTACTTCAGGAGATTTGAAAACTGAGACAGTTCATGGAGAAAGATTATATACTTTTAGACCTAATACTATTACATATGGTATACCTGTAGACCATGAGATAGGTAAGAGAGCAAAGGTAGCGAAGATTGGTATAGTATTTCATACACATTATAGAGGTAGAGATTCAAGAGATGTTGGGCAATCAGAATTATTAGAAAATATGACTGCTAGAGCAGGTACTGGTGGTGTTAGATTTAATAATGATTCTAATGTATTCATTGTAGACAATGATACTCCAATGGATAAGGTTGGATTGAATCATACTGAAGAAAGAACCTTTGATACTCATGTATCATCTATTGAAAATAAGTGTGGTACTTGTGGGGATTTTCTTGATGAATTAGTGACTAAGAAAGGTACTACAGGTGATGAGAAATGGCATATTGCATCATATTTGAAGCAGTTTTTTAATGCTGAGATCAGAGAACGCCGTAATATTTCTAATATAGACACAGCATTTGAAGGTCTTTATAATTTTTATTATGATAAGACTAAAGCAATGCTTGCAAAACTTAAAACTACTAATACTAAGGTAGCGAAGGCTTCTTTAGTTCATTCTAGTTTAAATTATCTGGAAGACAATAAACCTAAGTTCAAAGCAATGCTTGATTTATACAAGGAACTTCAAGAGATCAAGCAGTTTGTGATTGATAAGTTAGATCATCTGGAAAGTTTCAGGACTTATGTTCAGACTGATAAAGGATACAAGGTCACTGGTCCAGAAGGTTATGTTCTACATAAGGATGGAGACATGATAAAGTTTGTTAACCGTCTTGAGTTTGCCTATAATAACTTTACCCTACAGAAGCAATGGCGTTAAAGTGTCAGAAAATTTTTATTACTTATGGTAGATTCCAACCTGTTACTTGGGGTCACGAGAATAGTTTTAATGCCGTTAAAAGTGCTGCTCAAAAATCTGGTTGTGACTATCGTATTTTTATCTCTCATAAACAAGAACCAAAAGAGAATCCTCTTAGTCAAGCAGATAAGTTGATGTGGATGAGGTTGTTACTTCCTGATCATGCTAAGAAAATCCTTGCTATTAACCCTTCTGACCCACAAAAGTGTGTAAGATATTGTATGACAGCATCAAGTGATATTGCTCATGACTATGATGAGTGTGTTTATATGGTAGGATCTGATAGGGTTAATGCTATGCAGTATCTACACAATTATAATGGTTGTAATCCTAATCGTAAGAATAAAAGTCAACCTCCAGATTTTAGTATGAAACATTTTGAGATTAAATCTACTGGTCAGCGTGATGCAGATGGTAAAACATTCTCTATATCAGGTACAAAGATGAGAAATTGGGCAAGATCTGGTGATATTGATGAGTTTAAAAAGGGTCTCCCTAAGAAACATAAATTAAGTGACGCACAGATTGAAAAATTTATGGGATTATTATGAAAGACTTTAAAAAAATCCGTGAGCAAGCCTTGCGTCAGAACTATCGCAAGAAAGAAGTTTTTGTTGAGGGTGATTATGTAATGAGTGCTATCACAGGACAAAAAGGAACTATACATAGGGCTGGTACTAATTATGTTATCTGTGTCACGGAAGGTGGTGAGATGTTTCGTGCATGGGTAAAGGATATTAGGGATATAAATAAACCATAGAGCACTGTCTAAAATTTAAAATGGAAAAGCAGAGACCCGTTAATACTGTAACCTCTACTGATGAATGGTCACAGAATTTGATGAAGATGTATGAAAACTGGATGGATGGAGACACTTTCCAGAATAGTACAATTAAAGAAGATGGTATACCTACAGGTCAGAAGCAAGGTGGGGGAACAGGTGCAGCATTTAAGACTCCTATTGGAGACTTACCTGCTATAGAATTTGATAAGTCTAGTGGATTACCTACTATACCTGAACTGGGTGTAAGTGATAATACTTCTGCTAATACTGCTCAAACTGATAGTGCTAATCCTGGTGAGCCTCCTGTTGCTCTCAAGGGGTCTATGACAATTGGACAAGGATCATTATCATCTGGACAGAAGCAGTCACATGGTGCTGGTATTAAAGATACTACTAAGGTTGCTAAAGAAGAGACAGAATGTGAAACTACAGAAGGTCGTAAGTATAAGAGCAAGAAGGTTGCTAAGATTATGTCCTATAAGAAGTAGGGCTAGACAAAGCGTAAGGTTGCTGCTATAATAGCAGCAGATGCTTTGTGTAATGGATTATAAGACTTCTGGTGTTGATATAGAAGCAGGAAATGCGTTTGTAGAAGAACTCAAAAAGAAAGCACCTAGTATTGGTGGTTTCGGTGGTATGTTTAAGGTTCCTCCTGATTATGAGGAACCTGTTTTAGT